TAAAGATGTTTCTGGAACTCCAACTAATATGTGTCAATATCCTTCTGGCACAGTAACTATTAAAAATAATAAATGTAATTGGATTCACGTAGGCATTGCTTATGAAGAGAATTCTTATTTACAAATATTAAATAATGATTTAACTGCAGAAAGCACATTATCAGGTTCAGATATTGCATATTTAGCTAATTATGGAGATACATTTGCAAATTCTATAACAGATAATAGAGCCGGTTCGCCATTCTATGCTATATTTGTATCTTCTAATTTAGGCACACTTTCATTGTTGCCTTTCCCTGGAGGAAATAGCAATGATTCTTGCTGCTTAATTCAAGGAAATAATACTCATTATGGTTATTATAAATATGCTAATTTATCTGCTACAGTAAATCAAGGATATTTTGGAGGTTATATTTGGTGTCAATCTTCCAGTATTATTTCTAATAATATATTAAAAGGAATTGATCCCAATACTAGTATAATTACTTCTCCTAATAAATATTTAATTTTAGTAAATGGAACTACAAATACTATTACTAGTAATCAAATTTATAGAAAAAATGTTTCAATTGGTAATTATATTATATATGATAATTATATTTTACCTTCAAATATTGATACAAAAGGATTAATTGTAGATAACACTTTTGATAGTCCATATGTTGACTCCGGATCTTTGGATGAAGATGTAATTGTTATTAACGGCGTTACTAATAAATATGGTTGGGTGGCTGAAAGAAATATTAATCAAACAGGATATGCAACCATTCCATTAACTAATGGATTAATACCATTTGGTGTAGAATATATTCCTCCATCTCCAAGAGGCTATGCTGATTTTGGAGTAAATTCAGAGTATTATATTACTACTGCACAAAGCTCTTCACCTCCTTTACGCTCATACGTTTTAAGAATTCACGATGAAGAAGGTGGTATGGTCAGCTCTACTCCAAGAACTTTTGGTTGGCAGCAAGATATATCTAAACATGTTCCAAATAATGTAAGAATATTGAATTCAAAAGTTGGTTTAAAGTTTTTTGGTACTCAAGTAGTTGCTGGAGGCACTTCTATTATTTTAAGTGTTACTAAATACCTCGATCCATCTAGCGATTATTTAAATTTATCAGGATTCCCAACTGTAGGCACTTCAGATTCTAATATTACAGGTACAAATAATGCTACTTTAAACGGAGCTACTATAAATGCTACTCCTTCAGTAGATACCGTAATATTAAATGCAGATCTTTCTTCTGCATATTATATTACAGGAGATAATTATGCATTATCAACAAGTTTATATGTATTAATACAAAGAACTACTGCTAATGATTTAGATATGTTAATCTCTCCTGTAGTAGTTAAATATAGATGGTAAAATATGTCAACTAATAATTTCTTTACTTCAGATTTAAATAGGATACATAACATTATTCAATCTTCAATGTTATCGTATCCAAAAGAAATTATTATTGCTACTTTACGAGATTATTTTTCTAAAGATAGTTATTACTATTACTCTAAAGATCAGTGGGGATTTGCCAATACCACTGATCATACAGATCTTCCTCCTGGAGCAGATATGCCTTATGGAGCAGGATCTAATCCTGATTTAAGTCCTACTGCTAATCTTAGTACTAGATTATTTATAGGGGAAAACTATAGATATGATGGAATTTATTATCCAGCTATTTTAATTAAAAGTGGAAGCAGTAAATATGTACCTATCTCTATTAATAGAGAAAAAGGAGGTATTCAATATGAAAATGTTTTATTTGAAGATGGATATGGAAATCAAACAATAATTAGCAGACCTGTATCTTTTATTACAGCAGGTGTTTGGGAAACTTCAGTTAATATTGATGTGTTGACTAGAAGTTTACGAGCCAGAGATGATTTAGTTGAATTAATTAGCATTTGTCTGACAGAAATTACTTTTGAGTCTTTGGTAGATGTTGGTATTGTAATTAAACCAATAAATATTGGCGCTCCTAGTGAGCAAGATGACAGAAATGATAAATTATTTAGACAAACACTTACTTTAGATATTAGAACTGAATGGAGAAGAGAGATTCCAGTTGGCAATTTAATAGATACTATCTTTTTTACAGTTACTTTTCAAAATTTGGAAAACCCAAATGCTCCATATCCTGTTAATTTAGCAATTAATACAGAGCTTTCTGTTACAGATTTATTATTAAATATATAGTTGATAAAAATATTATTAATATATCACTACAATTAGTAATATTTATACATTTTAAATGATAAAGGTTAATTGATATGTATCAAAAACTGTGTAAACATTGTAATTTACACTTAGATCTTGATCAATATCGCCAATGCAAGTATAAAAATGGCAAGATTTACTATAAATCTATTTGTAAAAAAAGTGAATCTATATTGCAAGTAGAACGCAGAAGAAATAAAGGTCTTACTGATTTACAAAAGTTAAAATTTAAAGAATACAAAAAACAATATATACAAAAAAATAAAGAAAAATTAAATAAAAAATATAGAGATAATTTTAAAAATAATATTAACTTAAAAATAAGAAAAAATATCTCTAGGCATATCAGCAGAGTATTAAAAAGTAATAATAGTCAAAAATTTAAGAAAAGTATATTGAGTTTTTTAGGCTATTCTATTGATGATTTAAAAAATCATTTAGAAAAACAGTTCGATCATAAAATGAAATGGGATAATTATGGCATTTATTGGCATATTGATCATATAATCCCACAATCTTGCTTACCGTATCAGAGTATGAGTGATGATAATTTTAAAAAATGTTGGTCACTTAGTAATTTACGACCTTTAGATGCTAAAACTAATATTCTAGACGGCGCAACCAGAATAAGACATCAAATAAATCATAATTTATTAACTGGAGTAATTCAACATGGCTAATATCCCTGGAGCAACAAATGTATTACCTGGAGTGTTTACTGACGTAATCACTCAATCTCGTGGCGTAGCTATCCCAGGAGGTGCTCGTTTAGCAGCAATTATCGGAGAAGGTTCTACCGACGAGATAATTGTTGCTCAAGCTTTAGGTGGAGGTAGAGATGGATTAAATCCTAATTACTCCTCTACTTCAGGAGCTGATGGCAGACACTTCGTAACTACTAACTTCCCATTAGTATCTAATAGAACCACATTATTTAAAAATGGAATTCCGCTAGTTGGACTAGAAGCGGTAATTGATAACAATCCATTTAGTTATAGTTACGATTACAGAATTGATATTACCACTGGTAGAATTGAATTACAAAGAGCGCACTTAGTAGACTTAGGAGGCTCTTTCTATGTACCTCTTAATACTAACGTAGGTGATGGATATATTTCAGGTCTTACTTTGCTAGACGCTAATGCTCCACCTGAAATTTGGACTGTTAGATGTGTTTCAGTACAAAGAAATGCTTTAAATCAACCAATTGCTGGTACAGCTAAATTTATAGCCATCGGTTCTGTTTCAGGAGCTAAGTTAGATGCAAATGGCAATCCTATTATCTGGGTAGCCAATGGTCAAACTGTAAGCAATGGAGTATTAAGTTTTGCTATTTACGAAACAAAAGTACTTAACATTACTACTTCGCCATTTAGAGAAGGCGATGCATTTACTATGCAAGTATCTAGCGGAGTACTCATTACTAACGATACTTTAACTGCTAATTATATTCCTACAGCATTTTTAAATGATCCCTTATTGTTACAAGGCATGAATGACGTAGTAAATAGACACGGTTTTCCAAGCACTGTAAATAATTTATCAATTGGTGCACAATTAGCTTTTGCAAACAATGCTCCAGCAGTTGTAACAGTTCAGGCAGCTCCAGCACTTCCAAGAAGAACATCATATATTCTATCAGAGTCAGTAGATGCTAACTCTACAGATATTGATGACTTTATCTTCCCCTTACCCCTAGGAGTAGTTCCTGACTTTAATTCTAATATACACTTCTTTGTTACTAACAATGCTACTCAAGTAGAAACTCAGATTCTTCCTAACAAACTAGAATATTATAAATTAGGAACACCTGGCTTCCCCACTGAAACCTTTTTCATTAATGATAACACTCCTGCTCCTGCCGGATACTCTTATTTCTATACAGTAGTACAAGATGTAGCCGCCATAGCAACTGGTTTTGATGGTTATATTGGAAGAAATCTAGCCTTCTTTGATCGTGGTGTATTTAGTACTCCTTCAGTTATTTTCGACTCATCATATGTAGGTAAAACTCTTAAAATTATTGATGCAGTAAATCGTGGTAATAAAGGAGAATATACTGTCACCTCAGTAAGTGAAGGTAAATTATCAGTTATTCTTAATGCTATACCTGATTTTGTAACAGAATCTTCACTATCTTTCGAAGTAATTGATGTAACTACTGGCTTACCACTTGATAGCGCTAATGATGGTAACGCGGTCGCTATATTAACCACTGGCACTGCGGCATTTACAAGCGTACTAGTTGACTTTGATACTGTTACAAATATTTTAACTCGCAGAATTAAAATCTCTGGTTCTACCAATGATCAAAATAATGGTCTTTATGATATCATTAATTATGATTCATTAACTAAAACTGTTACATTGCAAATGACAGTAGTTAATGAAAGCAATATGCGCTATGAAGTATTAGATCCTGCAGAAACAAGCAATTATGTAGTAATTAATAAAAATGTGGTACCAGATGGATATCAATTAAGAATTACTATTGTTAATGAAAAAGATGCTTCTTTCTATGATGCTGGTTGGATTAATGCTTTAGCTTCACTAGAAACAGTAGAATGTGATATCGTAGTTCCACTACCAAGACAAACAATATCAGTTATCTTCCAGAATGCATTGCAACATTGTAAGACAATGAGCAATATTCGTAATAAAAAAGAAAGAGTATTGTTTATCGGAGCTATTGCAGGATTAACTCCAGATAATGTAATTGGAAACAAACTTGCAGCCGTAGAAGATATTGGAATCCTAGAAGGAATTCAAGGAGAAACCGTAACAGATATTCTTTCTGGTAACATAGAAGATTTAGCTAACTACTCAGTTGCAGAATCATTTGGAAATACATTTAGATGCGTATATTTCTATCCTGATCAAATAGTAGTATCAGCTAGCGGTGTCAATTTATTAATTGACGGGTTCTATATTGCAGCGGCAGCAGCTGGCTATGAATCAGCTGATACTAGAATTGAAAATCCATTAACCAATAAAGTTTTGTCAGGATTTACTATTCTACGCAATAAACAATTCTCTACTTTGACTCTAGAAAACTTGGCTGCTGCTGGCGTATGTACATTGCAACCAGTCGCTGGTGGTGGTAGAGTCGTTTGGGGTATTACCACTTCACAAAGTGGATTCCCAGAAGAACAAGAAATATCAATTGTATTTATCAGAGATAGAGTTGCTAAGTCATTACGCTCTGGATTCACTGGTTACATTGGTCAACCAGAATCTACAGAAACAGGAGCAATTCTAAATACTCGTGCAGTAATATTACTTAACGCTTTAGTCTCACAAGGCTTAATTACTAAGTATGCAGATCTAACAGTAGCCAGAGATTCAGTGGATCCAAGACAATGGAACATAAGTGTAAGGGTTCAACCAACATATCCAGTAAACTTCATTTATATCAAGATTGCTCTAGGGCAGATCTGATAAGTAAGGTTTGTTGCGACTGCAATCAGCTGCTTTGCGCTTGTTGTTTCGATAAGCGCAAAGCAGCTAGAGATGGACTCAGGTCAGAATGTAAAAATTGTAGAAAATTAAAAAGATTGTCTAGTATAGTAGAAAATAAGATAAAAGATAAGATATATAGAGATAGAAATAAACAAAAAAGAAACGAATGTTCTAAAGTTTATTATAATCTTAATAAAGATAAAAAGAAAGAGTATGATAAGCAGTATTATCTTTTAAATAAAGATAAAATTATAAATAATCATAAAATTTATAATAAAAATAAAAGAAAAACAAATATTGCTTATTTATTAAGAACTAGAGTCTCTACTGCTATTGTTAAGAGTTTAATAAAAAGCAAAAGTAGTAAAAATGGTCATTCTTGTTTAGAGTTTTTACCTTATTCTATTCAAGAATTAAAGCAGCATTTAGAAAGACAGTTTGATAGTTGGATGACTTGGGAAAATTATGGTACTTATAAAAAAAGTACTTGGAATGACGATGATATTTCTACTTGGACTTGGCAAATAGATCATATTATTCCTCAGTCTAAATTATTATACAAGTCAATGAGTGATAATAATTTTTTGTTATGTTGGAGTTTACAGAATTTAAGACCTTTAAGTTCCAAGCAAAATTTGTTAGATGGTGTACATAAAAACAGGCATAATAAGTAATATTTATAGATATTGTTTAAATTAGGGAGATATACATGGCTTTTGGACCAACAACACCTGGTGGGATTGCGGCTCCTAATACAGGGTCAACTTTAGGACTTAACTCTGGTGTTAACAAAACCAGTACCGCATTATCAACTAACATTATTATTTTAGTTAATGGTACTGCAGTAGGCGCAGTAAAAAGATTAGAAATTACTGAAGCAAGAAACATTGCTAACATTGTAGAAGTAGGTACTGACGGCATTATTGACTCTGCTCCTAATCGTTCTACAGAAATTAGCGGATCTTGCGAAAGAGTTCGTTTTGATCGTCTAAGAATTGCCGAAGCTTTTAGCAGAGGTTTTATTCACGTAGCTTCACAAGTATATCCATTTGACATTGTAATTTTAGATAAGCAAAAAAGAGATCAAGCTAATCAAATTTCTACAGTAATTAAAAATGTATGGATTAAAGATATTAGATATTCATACAGCGCAGATGATTGGATTATCTCAGACAGCATGTCTTGGCAAGCTGAAACTATTTACAGCATTCTTAATGGTGGTAGCTCTGGCTTGGGCGGTAACTCTGTGGCAATAGGTGGCGAACGTGGTATCAAGCACTTTGGTGGTGGACCAAACGGCGAAGGCACAATTGTTATGGGCGATGGTATTACCAATATCGAGCAATTAGTAGATACTGGAGCCAGTGGTCGTAGAGGCTCGCTTGACGCAGCAGGTCTAATTGACCTTGGAGAGAGCGGAAATCTATTCTGATATTGAGCAAGTACTAACTTAGTAAAAGCATCCAAATAAACTTTGGATGCTTTTTATTTTAAAAAGAAAAATATAGATATATATACTTTGGTAAGTTTTTATTTTAAACGGAGTATGTATGGCTAATTTTGAAAGTCCTATTGGTAAGAAAACTTTTACTTCTTCACCTATGAGAAATTTTGATGTTCCTGATGCAAATGATCACAATCCAAATTATCAAAATAATGGCGCAATAGATTATAATTCTATTAGAGAATTTCAATCTAGGGCTAATCAACAATTTCCAGAGGTTCAAGAGCAAAGAAATTTATCAGAAGTAGAAAGAGAAATACGAGAAGCTAGAGAAGCTAAAAAATTTAATAAAGAAAAAATTTCTGATGGAGCCAAAAGACGAATTGAGATGTTGTTGGGGATGACCCAATCTAGTAGAGAAGTGCAAATTGAGGGGAATACTTTTACTCTTCGTTCTTTAAAATCAAAAGAAGTTCGTGATGCTATTTTTCAATCTTCTCAATTTGATGGAACTACTCATGGACCTTTTGAAATTAGAAAGCAATTTGTTGCTCGCTCTTTAACTCATATTGCTGGCTTAGAGATAGAACAATTTTTAGGATCTAATTCCTTAGAGAGCAAATTATCATTTATTGATGAATTAGATGATTCTTTGTCATCTAGATTATACAATGAATATTTATTGTTATCTAATTCAGTTAAAGAAAAATTTGCTATTAAAACTGAAGAAGATGCGAAAGAGGTAATGGAAGATTTAAAAAAATAGGTCATGAACCGGATCATCGGTTTATTTGGTTTTTATGTAAAACATATAGAAAAACCCCAAATGATCCTTTTATTTTGAATATGGATCCGGTTCAAAAAATGTGGATGTTCTATCAGTGGATGGAAGATGAAAAAGAAAAGTCAGAACTAGCTAAAAATCACGCATATTTATTAGGATCATTTACTAATCCAGAAGCAGTTAAGAAATTAATGGGTGGTGGTAATAGTTTTGATTCTAGCGATGAAGATTTCGAAGAGTCCACACAGATAGTTTCACAAAATAAAATTGTTATACCTGAACTTCAAAAAAATGCAGCTCCTTCTGTTAAAAGAAGAAAGCGCAGATCACTAAACGGATAGTATATGGCAACAGCTCCTACAGGACCTGAATTAAACGGTCAATCAGAAGCATTAAAAAAAGTTAATGCTACTTTAGAAGAGTACAAAAGAATAGTGGGAGAGGCTTCTTTTGGTAATATTAGCCTTGCTAGTAATTTAGCTACTGCTAATGATTTATTAGAAAAAAATGGATTGCAATTAAAAGAGTTAGGCAATATAACCGATCAAACATCTAGAAAAATAGCATTAATAACAGGCAGTGCTACTGAGGCTGGTAAAGCTTTTCAATATATGTCTGGTATAGATACTAAAAATTTAAATACATTTTCAAGCCAATTAGATTTTATCAAAGATACTATTGGTAAGGCAGTTGGTGCAGGAGATCAAAATCAATTAATTAATTTAGCTAAATCTTTCGGTGTTGCCTCTTCAGAAATTGGCAAGACTATAGAAAAAGATGCTAGCGGCAAATTTACTGTTAATCTTTCTAAATTAGGATCTACCATAAGTAAAACTGCTGAAAACATGGCGCAACATGCAGATAATGCTCTTATGTTGCAAGAAGTTTATTTAGCAGCAGCATCAGCTACTGGAACTTATGATAAAGTCATGCAAATAGCAGGTCAAACATTAGAAGGATTAAATGACTCTGTTGATATTCAGCAAACTTTAATAACTAGCACTGCTAAAGCTACTCACTTAACCACTGATGCAGTTAGAAGTTATTATGTTGCATTAGGCAATGTTCCTGGCGCTTTATCTGCTACTATTTCAAAAACTGAAGATACTAAAACTGGAATGAGTATGCTGCAAGCTACTATGGAATTAGCCAAAGGTACAGGTAGAGATTTTACAGATATCGTTGAAGATTTAAATAAAGCATATGAAAATTATGGAGTGACCGGGCAAGCAGCTTTGCAGTTCTCTGCCAGAATGAGTGAGGCTTCTAATAAATTAGGAATGAGATTACAAGATGTTCGGCAAGGAATAAATAACATTGGAAGTTCATTCAGCGGCATTGCTAACGTAGGAGAGGCTGCTAATAGAATGATAGAGAATGCCGCTTCATTGTATACTGAATATACTGCAGCTCTTCAAAAAACAGGTTTAGCAGCCACTCAAGCCTCTGGTATTGCTAGTAATTTGATTGGCAAGTTTAAAGAATTAAGCTTAGAGCAAAAAGCATTTTTATCTTCTCAAACTGGTGGTCCTGGTGGATTAATGGGCGGATTTAGAATTGAAAAAATGCTTAGAGAAGGAGATGTGGCTGGTGTACAAAAATTAGTCACCCAAATGTTAGAGAAACAATTTGGAAAAATTGTATCATTGGAAGAAGCCTCTGCTAGTCAGGGCGCAGCGGCTCAAAGAGCTAGACAAATAGCCTTAATTAGGCAAGGTCCTTTAGGTTCTTTGGCATCCACACAAGAAGATGCAGGTCGTTTATTAGATGCTTTAAGATTACGCAAAGAAGGGGCAGCAGCTACCAAGCTAGAGGCTGATTATTTGCAAACTAGAATAGAACGTGGTCAAAAACTTCGTGAATTAACTGCCACTCCTTTTAGTCAAGCAAGAGGAGAAACCCAACAGTTTTTAGAAGCTCCTCAAGGAGCAATAAGAGATATGTTTCAAGAAGCTTTTACTGCTAGGCAAGGCTTCAAATTAAAAGGTTTGCCAGGCGAAGAGTTAGGTACAATTCAAGCTAGGTCTGACGAAATAAAAAAGGCTTCTAGATTAGCACAACAAGAATCTTTTCAAGCTATTAGAGAGTCAAGCGCAATTAGAGCAGAAGGAGGTAAAGAAGAAACTGCGGGCGCAACTGCAAAACAAATGACAACTAGCATATCAGGATTTGTTAGAAGCGGTGCTAATATATTGGCTAATACTTTAGGAAGCACTTTTACTAGAGCTTTATTTGGCAGTAAGGATACAACAGAACAGCAAAAAGAAATATTTGAGCGGGCTTTAACAAATCAAATGGAAATAAAGAGACAAGAAGAGGCACAAACTGGATTGCCAGCTACAACCGCTAGAGCAGTCAGCCCCTCTAAAAGAGGAGCCCCTACTGCTGCTGTGGCTGCTGCTGAACCCACTGCAGAAGCTAGAAAAATAGATTTACAAGTTACGGCAATTTGTTATCATTGTAAGAAAGAATTAGAAAGAGGAAGCCCTCATTTAAGCGGTACACAGTCTGCTGCCAAATCAAAAAAATAATAAGGATTAATAAAATGGCATTTTTTAATCAGGAAGAGTTAAAACAAGCATTACAAGACGTAAATAATGCTCAAACATCTTTAAATCAGGCTGTAAGCCCATTAACTCAAAATCAATCAGACAAATTTTTAT